AAGCCACTTCCTCTAGCTTCTTGAAGCATTCTTTCCAACTCTTGTGGCAACAAACCTATGGCACTAGAAATCAATTGTGGAAGAACTATTCCCTTATCTGCCATCCCCATAGCTCTTTCATATCTTTGAGTTCTATTTAAATAGTAATCATTACCTTCTAATCTAAATCTATATTTATATTTATTTGTTCTTAAATTTGCCCAATAATTAAGGAATGCAGCAAATTGAGGATATAATTGTTGTTCCATTATCTTAGAATCAGATTCAAATGATAATTGAGAATCTACTAAATTTGCCTTTGTTTGCATTGAATAAATCAAAGCAGTATCCATTCCAGACATAGACATAGAAGTTTGAATCCATTTACTCAAAACATCGGTATCACCTTCAAAAGAAAATGCTTGCATATTCTCTAATGGAGCAGCAGAAACTTTAACGGCTTCTCCAACCGCAGATTTAGCCAAAGCCATAAACTGTCCTAATTGAACAGGATTTAATGCCGCCATATCTGCAACCGAAGCACCTTTATCGTCTTTTCTCATGGGAACTTCACCAAACAATATTTTTGCAGCAGAAGCCATATTAATGTTTTTCTGTAAAGCAATCATAGTTTGATCATTAATAAGCAAAGGCAACATAGCAGAAAAATACGGAATAGCAGTCATTAAAGATGTATCTAGCTTAAATACCCAACCCTCCGATGGGGGTAAGTCAACCCAAAAATTATATTCTGAATTTCCTCTCAACTCAGGTGGAAGAGACGGGTTATATATTTGAGTATTTGTTTTACCGCCAAATAATTCAGCATATTTCTTTTTAAAGAAATCGGGATACAAATTTATGTCAACTCCAGGTTGAATGAAATAATAAAAATTAAAAGATATTAAAGGTGCTCTACTTCCTTTGGCTGTAATTTTACAATATAGTAAAGGAAGTTCCTGTAAAACAATTGTATCTTTATTTTCTCTTGGAGTAACAACACATATTTCATTTCTCAACAACTGTTTTGAAATATTTCTAAAAAATGATCGATAATCAAATTTATCAAAATATTCATATAAAATTTCTTTATCTTTTATATAATTACTATTTTCATATTCTTTATCTTTCATTGAATTTTTTACAGTATATTGTAAATCAAAAGCTAAATGACTTGCCATATACGAAAATATTCTCTTCAAAGGCATAGACAATATTTCAAAAAATTCAATATAATCTCTTAATTGCTCTTCTGAATTTTTTGCATTACCTAATGCATCCGTAATATTTCTCTCAGTTGGAGAAAGAGGATTGAATGAAATTTCTTTTATTCTTTGATTCAATAAATCAGGAGTCAATAAATTATAACTTGCATTATACATTGTTTGCGCAAATTTTATTACATCAAAAACCTCTTCTTTAGAAAGAAGAATTTCATCATTTTTATTTTCTTCAGTCATGCACTCTCCTTTCTTTTAGTATTATTTTACCAATAACTAAGTGCAACCATAGCCTCTAAATCATCTTTATTATCTTTTTGTTTAACTAATTCAATATCAAATTCCTTTGATATAACATAGTTTACATAAGATATTGCAGAATATCTATCCTTATATGAACCAGGCTTTTCAACTAATTTAATTAATCCATTAACAGGTTTCATATCCAAATTGATACATTCTCCAATTAATAAACCTGTTTGAACATATGGGTTCAAAAAGAACCCTCTTAAATATGAATCATCTGGATCAGAAAGAAATTCCTTATTCTTTTTTAATAAGTATTCTTCACCTTCGGATTCAGGAATTAAAAATTCCCACATTCTTCTTTGAAGTAAAGACCTAAATGAAACAGCAATATCACTATTCAATGCTTGACTAGCAGTAATTGGAAATATAATTGGTTTTGCTTCTAAACCCCTAGTGTGATTTCTTCTAAGATCTTCTCTGGCATCTTGTTTTATAATATCAAAATATTCATCGACAACTGTCATTGCTGGATAAACAATTCCTCTTTCCTCATCAATGGTTTCTTCACTAAGAAAGTCAAAGATACCAATGCCTGCTGATTGAACATCTAAAACCAAATAATCAGCTTCAAAATCATAAAATACTCTTTTTAATCTTTTAGCCTGTTCTCCAGCATGAGATCCCTTATGTGATTCCGCATAAACAAGTTGTCTTCGATAACCAACCCCGATTAAAGGTAAAGCTCTAACACATTCAATAATGGAATTATCATTTGCTTTATTCGCTCTTGTAGCAATATCACAACTTACAAACCTTATCTCTCCTGTTGTTTTTAGCAATCCATAAGGATTTTTTTTAGTATTAAAATTATCTTCTTTTTGAGGATAGAAAGCCTGTTTTATATTTCTTTTAAATAAAGTAGATTTAAAATAACTTTTTCCACTAGAACCACTTGGAATATTTAAATACTCCATTTGAACGGTCAATGGATCGGCATCTTCCATTTCATTCTTAAGCATGGATTTTGTTTTAATACCATGATGCAACGAAATTAGATAATCAAATGCTAAAAAGTTTGCCGTTTCATCACCGGAATTCATTCTTTTTATACATGTTTGAACATAAGTGTACCAATATTCCATTGTGTACCAAGAAGATGTAATATATGATATAGTTCCTTCTTCTTGAAGTCTTTTATCATTAGCATATTTAGGATTGTTTTTATAAGGAGGATTGCGTGTTTCTAAAAACGGCTTAATAACTCCCTCTAAAATTTCTTTAGGAACAAGACGACTTTCTTCTACAATGATATAATTAGCACGATTACCTCTAGCCGATTCTGAACTGGGAACAACTCTTATTGTTGATCCATTATGAAAAATACAATCATATGTATTAGGATTAGCTGTTATACTTTCAATTTCTCTTTCAAGATTAGGATGCTCTTTTCTAAGCTGCATAATCTTTTCAGAAATTATAATTCCACCTTGTTTCAATGTTTTAGCACAAACAATTATTTTTATACCTGGATATAAAACAGCCAAAGCACAAGACCAAACAGCAATAATCCACGTTTTAGCAGAAGCACGACTAGCAACGATATAAGCCAAACTACTTCTTTGAAGAACCCATATCATCAATATTTGATAGATATGTAAATGAATTCCAAAATAATCCATGATAAATCTATGGGGATTTCTTCTAAAAAAAGTAATCCACTTTTTCAATTTTTCTTTTCGTTCTTCTTCTAAAATCTCTTGAGTAATAAAAGATTTTTGTCTTTTAAAAATATCTTTACTATTTCTATTTTTAATTCTATCATTTTGATATGGTCTAGGAGAAGTTGGCATAATGAGTTCTCCTATTCATCAACTGCTTGATCTAGAACATCGAAATCATCATTATCATCTTCAACTTCCGATACATCAAAATCTCTTGTAACCCTAAGAAAATTCCCCAATGGTCTAGTAACATATTTTTTAAAATAAAAATTTAAATTATCGAAATCTTTAAATAAGTTTTTATCTTTGTAATATTCTGCTGGTTCTGTTTCTTCAATAATTCTAATAAAATTAGAAAAGGTTTCTTTACTTTTACCAACAACCGCTGTTTTTGTTTCTTTTGGATCAACCCCTGCTAATTTCATTAAATCTGAAAGTTGTTTTACTAAATTACTTGTATCTGAACCAGGTTGTTCATTTGATATATCTATTTCTAATTGTTTTCGACAAACATTTATTAAAGAGACTTCATCGGCATAAGTATTTATACCATGAGATCCATCCCATTTTGACAATTTATCTTCTAAATAAGCCAATTCATCGACTGAATACTTATTTCCCCATTTTTTTCTTAATCTATTTATTTCCTCAATATCATACTCTGTATCTGTGATATCTTCTTCGAATTTTCTATTTTCTATTATATTATCCATAAATGTTAAATTTATTAAATCATCATTATTAACTGAACTTTGAATTTTGCTAATATAAAAACCAAAAGGATTATTGATAACTCTTCCTTTTTTCATAGTTGTATCCAAATGAGTTTTTAATTTATCAAGAGCAACTTCACTATAAACAACATTTATGGTTTTACACACTCTATATACAGCTTTATCAAGTGTTCCTTCAACGCCATAAAAAGTGTTATACAATCCATCACAACAAGACTTACAAACAGACATTCTTCCATTTGTATCTAAAACTAAATCTGTTGCTTTG